CGCCAGTTCCACTTTGGTCAATAATTGGAATCGTATCTGTACTTGCAGGTGCAGTTAAAGCTGTAAATTCTGATATTTTGCGGTTTGTCATAATTAGAACTTAATTACATACATTAGAGCATAGTTTTTGACACGAACTTCGGTTGAACCATCATTAGAAATAGTAATACCAGTTGTTTCACTTGAAGTTCTACCTACATCTGATTCACTTGATGAAGCAGCTATATTATACGCTTCATTTAAGTTTCCAGCACCTGTACCAGAAGCTGGAAAATTACTACTACTTAAATTACTGTTATGTTGTCTCTCTCCAGCATTACCTGACCTAAAGGCATGGTGGAAATGGCCTGAGTCTGTAATGCTATGGTTGTGAGATTTATTTTGATCTGATTGACTCGAAGCAAATGATCTACCGCTATCAACTCCAGCACTATTATCCCAACCTCTTACAAATTGGCCTCTAAGATCAGGAAGATTAAAGGTAGAAGATCCATCTCCAGATCCCCATGTTGTTGAAATTGTCGCAAATAAACTAGCGTATGTTGATCTACTAATAGCAGCACCATTACATTCTAAAAAACCAGTAGGAACAGTAGTCGTAGCTAAATTAAATACAGAACCAACAGGAACACCATTAGCAAGTTCTCCCCAAGCTGATCCGTTATATCCTTCAAAAGAAGTTGTAGAACTGTTAAATCTTATTTGACCTGTAGCTGCTGTTGGTCTTTGGATAGTTGTACCACTTGGCAGTTTCAAAGCTCCTGTACCACCCATCACAATATCACCAGCAGAATCTACTGTTCCTGTAAAATCTGGAGATGCTTTTGTTGCTAATCCAAAATTATTAGTATGTGCAGCATCCGTTAAACTTCCTAAAACCAACCAACCATTATTAGCAGAGTTTCTTATTTTTAATAAGTTATTTGCAGTATCAGCCCAAATTTTATAGGCAACAGTAGTAGAAGGATCAGAAGAACCACTATTTAAAGATTGAATATCACCTAAACAGGTATTCAAATCTGCTCTAAAAGTCGCACCTACTGCATTTCCTATATCATAATCATGTGTATTGCTCATTTATGTAACCTCCTTACCAAAACCTGATGCCGCCCAAACAAAAGATCTAGCAACTGCGGAACTTCCATTTTTAAATGTGACTTGAAAACCTGTTCTACTTATATTAGCAAGTTCGTGGAAATCCCCAGATTGTTGATTAGTCGGAGTCACTACTACAGTCGGTGTTTGTTTAAATGGATTAGTAAAAGAGACAGTATATTGTGATGATCCAGTAGTAACTGGAGTTGAGATACTTTCTGTCCTTCCTTGTAATTCTAGTGTAGCTCCTAATTGAGTTACAGCTATGTTTTGGTTTGTGTCATTACTTGTTAATAATGCCTTAAATTCAAAAGCCCTGCCAGTAATTAACACATTACTAAATTCTTTATAAGCACTCCAAGTAGGAGAGCCAGAAGGATTGTCATTAGTTGCTCTGACGTAAACAGCAGCATTACACGCTGTTGCTTCTGTCAATCCACCAACTGCATCGATATATCCCCAAGTGTCAATTAAATCTGTTCTGTCATCCCATAGACTATTTAAAATAAAATTACTTGCTTTTAAAATTTTTCTAAGATTTACATCATAAACTTGTGTTAAATCTATTGAATTGCTAAATAGATATTCACCTGATGTTGCTGTTGCATTATTAGTAACTGTTAATTTCAAAGCATCTAAAGATGAATCATAAACAGTATTTGTTTTAGATCCTGTAAAGTTAGCAGTATGCTCATCAACAGTTCCTACTAACAACCTTTCTTGCGGTGCTGGTAGGTTTGTCGTAACCCTTGTATTATTCCAATCAGAATCTTGCGAACCAGGTGCAGGTGATTGTCTGCCTCCATCGTCCTCAAACTTTATAAGATAAGTTCCCTCAAGTAAGGGAACTATTTTTTGTGTTTGACTACCTGCCGCTGCGACAACAATTTCTTGTGAATCTTTCCATTGCGCTCCTGATGTTAAAGAAGAATGCCTAATAAGGGTTTTACCTCCTAATAAAACGTCAAGCTCTGTAGCACGATTCCAACTTAAAATTGCACTTGACTCGTCTATTGGTAATAAACTAACACCACTTACATTTGCAGGTAATGCTGTTTTTCCTACAGCAACAAAAGGATTTAAAGAGTTAGGAAGTGTAGATCTTAAACCAGAAGAACTTACGCTATAAACCTCAATTGTATAGTTACCTTCGATAGTATCTGGTATCTCATAACTTTTTGCACCTTCTACTATTCTTGATGTGTAATTACCTTGTTCATATCTCCACCTAACGTATGCGTTATCAGTAGATGTTGTCCAACTGACAATTATTTTTACCCTAGCAATTCCTGTATCTTCATAAATAACTTCTTCTGCCGTTACACCAGAAGGTGCTGATGGTGGTATATCTAAATCAGTAATATCTCTTGTTGGTAAAGTTATGCCGCTTTCAATATGATTATATTTACCTGAGTTATACTCACTTGCTGTCACAGTATAAAAAGCTCTATCCTTTTCTTCTATTGATAAAACTCTCCAAGTACTTGTGAGAATGTTTGTTGTTTGATAAACCCAAATGCTATTTGCATTAGGAGCGCTTGAAAAATGCTGACCTAAATTAATAACACTACCTGAGATTGATGAAACTATTTTATTTTCAACGCTACCATCAGGAAGTATTGCAGATAAAGTAGCTCCAATTGAATAAGTTAAATCTGTCGTATCATCTACTGTTACAGAGTTTGTAGTAGCAGCTTGAATACGACCACCCCTTCTTTCTCCTGATTTTAATGGATCTGCAATCTCGATAATTTGACCTGGCCTGACTAAAACACCTGCATCAATAGCGCAACTAAATGTCACAACTTCACGCTCTACATTACTCATATAAAGCATCCATTTTGCTAAACGTGAAGCTTGTCCACGACTTGTACAAGCAAAAGCATCAATGTTTTTAACAACAGAACCATATCTAGCTTGGTTTGCAGTATCTACTTGCTCTACATAATTTATATCTCTTAATTCTAAATCTAAATATTTAGCAATAACAACAGTAGGTCTTTGTTTCTGACTAACATCTGAATAACTAAAGCCAGGTTCTAATACGTTTGCAAGAGTAAATAAATAGCTTGAATCTTTTGGTGAATCTTGTGTGATTGTAAAAGCACCTGCGCTCCAAAAAGGCATTGACCTAAATACAGAACACATTTGGTTAATGACGTTATAAGCTTCTTGTTGATTTTGTATCGCTACATTGCAACTAAATCTTGGTTCTGTATTACCTGTTCCAGTTCCATCATCTATGAGTTCAGAAGAATATACAGAAGCTTGATAGAAACTAAATTTATCTAATGCAGATTCTTGTAAATGAGAACCTAAACCATATCTTTCAGACGTTAAAAGATCATATAAACACCAAGCAGGGTCGTTTGTGTATTGAGCAGCGCCTAAAGTGCCATTAAATGTTCCAGAATAAGACAAACTACCATCGGCTCTTACTGTTGCATTATGTGGAATTTTTACTTTTATACCTTTAACTAAATATTGTCTTCTAGGAATAGAAGAAAATTGTTCAGCATCTACTTTTAAACCTATAAGTGCTGAATTAGGATATGTTCTTTGGTCATATTTTATTTCTACATAAGTATTAAATTGAAAAGCGTTTACTAATTTTGTAGATGTACTATCTGCTGTAATTCTTGTTACTTTAATATTGACAGGAAAAGCACCATCTAAGTTAATTAAATAATCACGCAAATATACATCAGGAGTTCGGCCTGTGATCTTCCCTTGATTTCCAGATACAACATTCTGATATGAACCACCACTATATTGAACAGCAATTTCTAACTGTATCTCTGTACCAAAAATATCTCCTTTATCACTAAACCTTTGTAATTGTGGTACTGTTATCTGTACAGAAACCGCATCAACATTTGAATCTGTAATTTGTATTACTTTTGGTGATGCTTGTGGAACAGTAGAAAAACCTGTTGATTTAGTAGTAGCAACATCTCTTGTTATAGGTATTGTTGTCTGATTTGAAGTACCTGTTCTTGCCTCAAAAGTTACATCTTTAAAATTAAAAGTACCATCAGCAGCTTGTAATGGTGTGTTATTCAAGAAAATAGATTTAGCACCATCATCAAGTCCTTCTATCTCACCTTCACCTATAAGATCTAAAACTCTTGCAAAGCTTTTTGAATCTAAATTATCTTTTGCTTCGGTAGGTGTGCCACCGCCACCGCCACCGCCTTTGCCACCGCCACCGCCAGATCCAATTATCTTACTCATACTTCAACCTGCTCGTTTGTGATATTAGCTGACACCACTACAGATCCAGTCATCGTGCGCCCATATATTACAGGAACTGCAACCCCTGCTTTCGTTGTATTTTGTATGCCGCTAAAATTAAAAGATCTTCTTGGATCTTGATTCGCTTCTGGAATTGTTTCTATAGGTGCAAGCATAGTTGCAATCCCATTCAGTACTAAAGATGCACCAATTGCAGAAGTTATAGAACCTATTGTTGTTAAAGTTGAACTACCTACTGTTAAACCAGCAGCAATTTGTGCTTGAGTAAGAGTTGTTCCAGCCGCCGCCGCTCCACTAGTACTAAAAGTTCCAAAGATACCAGCACCTGGAAACATAAAACTTGCTCCTATTAATGCAGCACCTAATAGTATTCTCCCAGTATTTCCTCCAGCACCTCCTACCATTGGAACAATTTTTATATCACTTGCTCCGCTTGGATAATGTAATTCCTTTTCATCAAGCTCCCATTTATCAACTAATACTCTGTAAGACCTATCAGCCATATGTTTTTCTAATTTAGGAAAATTAACTACTAAAAATCTTATTGCCTGTGCAGCATTATTGACCTCTGCTTCTAAAGTCTTCTCACCTAAAAACTTAGCGAGTTCTCCGTACAGCTTAATTTTACGCAGCATAACGAATCCTTTTACCTGTGCATTTTAGCAGCCATTCATCTAATAGATCACGACTTGATAATCTATTTTGCAGATGATGTAAAACTGTCTGCTGTCCTAAGTAAACACCAATATGATTTAATCCGCTACTACTTATAGACATTAATAATAAATCTCCATATCTTAAATCTTCTGTTGGCAATAATTCTCTAAAACCTGTATCCTCATAACATTTATTAAACATAGGATTTTTGATAAATTCGTCAGGGTCGTTTGGTCGTACCCAATCCCTTAATTCTATTCCCAACTCTTCTTTATACCAATCCCTACATAAACTCCAACAATCGGTTACACCCCACACCCATTGCCTTCCTATTAATGGAGCTTTATATCCACAAGGCTCACAAAAACCCCATTGTTTTAGATTAGGTTGAACAATCCACCATTTTAAATTTGATTTTTCACAAGCAACTCTATCTGCATCACTAGGATGTGGACTTGTAACTGGATGACTATGAACTACAGCTACAACTTCTCCTTGGTCTTCTGCTTCTACCCAATCATCAGCATCTAAAATAAATTGATCTGTAGGTTTAGCAGCCAAATTTTTACAAGGAAAATAAACTTCTTTTCCTTTTTTTATAATTAATAAACCACATGACTCTCTTGGGTTTTCTTTTACTGCGTGTTCAAGTGCTTGATCTTGCCACATCATCCAAAAAACGTACCAATACCAGGAAAATCATCAGGTAAGACCTGACGTTTTGGTAGTCTTACTCCATGAACATCAGAACTTGCTGCTAGCTCAAATACAACTTCTGCTCTATTTTCTGCTTGTTTACGATCTATTAAAAATATTTGTTCATCAAAAGTAGCAGTAGGATCAGGAGTTCCGTGAGGATTATTACCAGATTCCTGACTTACAAGACTATCATTTTCCTGTAGTAACTCACTTCCATCTTCTAATAAAATATCTCCAATATCAAAATTAATATGATCTATATATCTTTCTAATGTTCTGATTCGTGTTACTTTCGCACCCTCTAATCCTTGCGGAAGAGTAAGTAATATAGTTGTTATTGTACCTAAAATATTAGATATTTTTAATGTGGGTCTTGGTGTTTGCTTACCATTATATTCAAAACCTTCTGCTTCTATTGGCATTCTTGTATATTCAATATTATTAAAAACTATATTATTATTTTCATTTTCACTAGTTCCATTGTGAAAGTAATATGTTTGAGAAATACTGTGCATTGTTGTATTTAACTCAAGTTGAAAAAGCTCGACAATATTACTTGGATTAGGTTTTTGTAACTCCGATACAGGTATTGCCATTAGGGTTCAAATACTTCGTTAAAAGTAACTTCTATAGTTGCTAAATTTGGATAATTTATAATCTTTTTTCTTGGTAAAGCTCGATATTTACTTGTTGTTGACTCATCAGGCGCTTGCCAATTAAAATAGTCTCCATCTGCAATGCGAGCATCAAGGAAAGTTTCTATAGTATCGCTTTCTGCCTCAGTAATATTTTCAAATGTTAAGGTATAACTTTTTGGATTTATATTTAATCCAAACTTTATGACTTGCTCATAGCCATCTTGAAATCTAGTCCTTGTAATGAAAGGATTTACATTTTTTTCAACTCCATATACTGGTTCGATTGATGGAAATGTTTCAGCCATTATGAAAGTAAACCTCCTGGTCTTTTTTGTCTAATAAGTTCTGCTTGTATTACTGAGCCAAGCATTTTTCCAAGTTGTGCTGATTGTGTCTCATTTGCTTGAACGGCAGATCCAGAAGCATCTACGTTTACAACTATATTACCAATACCTCCACCTTGCGCTATAACCCCAAGTTTTCCATCTTTTCCACGTTTTAAAGGCATTATAGCTTCTGGATATCCAGCTTCTGCCATTAAGCCAATACCGCCATTTGCCATAGGAAATATTGATGGCTTTCGGACTACTGTTCCACCCATTGCATATGGAACAATTTTACTTTTAGCAAAAACATTACCCTTTGCATTATCATCAACCTGTAATAATGCATCAATGTTTGTACGACCAGGTGTACCTAGAACTGTATTTCCTTTAGTTACTTTGTCTGAAATTGATTCATCTATGGTTGATTTAGAACTGAATAAATTTCCAAAACCAGTTAATGCATTAAATATTTGTTGTCTAATTATCATTCTCGTAATGTCAGCAATTATTGATCTTGCAAAATCAGCAAAATTTAATTTTCCTGTCATAACAAAATTAACAAGTGCATCTTCCATTCCTTTAAAAGCGTTAACAGTAGCATCAGCAATTTGTTTATTTATATCTCCTATAGATTCTAAATATTTTTTTACACCATCTCCCATCGATCTAAAAGCGTTTATTGAGGTATTTTTAAGATCGTTTGTTTTGTCTTTACCTTCATCAAGTTTAATATTCATTCTTTCTAAATTATTTTCTATAACAGCAATTTCTATATTTGTGTTTTTTAAATCACCCTCAAGGTTTCTTATTTTGCCAGGAAGAGTTATTGGTACATTTTGCAATCTTTGTGCTTTACTATATTCTTCATTTGTAATTTTTGCTCCAGATTCTCTTTTTTCTCTAAACTCTTTTAAAAAAGTTTCCGCTTCAAATAAAATGTCTTTATATCTTTTTATTTCTTCTTCTTGTTCTTTTCTTTTAACTATAAGCGCATCTAATTTTTCTTGTTCAAATTCTTCACCTATTTTTAAAAAGTTTTTTAGTCCTACAACAGCTTTATCTATTATATTTACAATTACAGTAAAAGTATTTTGAAATCCAGCACCTATAGGTTGAAGAATTTGTCCTAAATTATCTTTTAACCTAGACATTGCAGTTTTTAACCTATCACCAGCAGCCGCAGGGCTATCTGCAAGAAGCTTTGCATTGTCTCCATACTTTTGAGTAAGTAGTGTAGTAAAGTTCATAAAATCATCAAGCGTAACCTTACCTTGCTCTAATGCCTTATCTAACTCTTGTGGAGTTTTATTCATAGACTCAGCAAACAAAGTAAACGCACCAGGTAAGCGTTCACCGAGTTGTTGTCTGAGTTCTTCTGCCGATACCTTACCTTTTGAGAACACCTGACTAGTTGCTCTCATTGCTGCTTTCATATCCTCAAGAGATCCACCAGTACCTCTGATACCAGCAGCTATTGCCTCAAATGCATCTTCAGCTTGCTCAACAGAATAACCAGCACCAACTACAGAAGCAGTTAATGAGGTAAATTGTCTGGTAATAACATCTTGAGGTATTGCTAACTCATCAGATATATCTTTTAAAAAGGCTTGGGCTTGGGCAAATTTATTAGTATCTCCAATAACAAGAGCTAAAGCTTCTCTTTGTAGTCTTAACTTAGCAGAATAATCCGAAGTAGTAGCTATTTGTTCTCTTATGATACCTAGTTGAGTACCAATCACACCACCAGCTACTGCGCCCGGTGTACCTCCAATAACTGCTCCAATACCTGCTCCAAGAAGACCTTCTACTCCACCAAAAATACCAGCCGCTCCAATCGCACCACCAACCTTTGCAATACTTTTTAATTTACCCTTGAAACCTGTTGTTTGGGCAGAAGCTTGACGCATCTTTGCATCTAATTTTGCAATATCAGCCGTAAGTTGTTTAAATTCTGCACCTGTAACATCTGCCATATTACGCAAGCCTTCTAACGCGATTTTTTGCGCTTGCATACTATTAATGCTATTTCCTGTTGCCTTATTTACGTTTAATAACTGTTTTTTTACTTTTTGTAACTGGTCATCACTTAAACTACCAAAATTTCTTTTTAATGATGAAACTTCTTTGCCTAAATTACCAAAAGCTTTCTTAATTTTTGTTTCACCAAAATGTTCAAAAGCTATACCAATTTTTGTAACTGTATCCGTTTTAGCCATATTATTTCTTTACCTTATTTATTTCTTTCAAAGCAGTAGTTTCCATAACTTGAAGTTCTTCTAGAATTTTACGCCTATCTACTATATTGTAAAGGTCAAACATACCACCTTGCATTAAAAGTACTTCATATCTTAATCCTACAAACCCACCAAACGATGTACTCCATTGTGTCTGCATATTACAAAAAATCATAACAGCATCCCAATTATCAGGTAAAACTTCAAAATCTTTTTTTTCTTCTTTTGATTCTTCTTTTGGCAGTTCTATACCTAATGCATCTGCGTCTTTTTGTGTTTCATCAATTTCTTGATCACATAATCCAAGCCAATAAAGAACTGCCTCTTTTAGTTTTTTACTTTTTCATCCATTAAAGATTTAGTGTAAGCATCTGAAACTGCCCTCAACCAATAGGCATCCTCCATCATATCTTTTAGATTTTGATTGTTAAATGGGATGTCTTCTCCATTCTCTTCTTTCATATTTTCCCATCCCTGTAGCATCATTTTTAACAATTCAAATTCTGATTTATTATCTGCTGCATTTTGGTATTCACTTACTTTTAATCTTTTAAAAATAGCAATAAATTCATTTTCCTCATATACACCAGCATCAGTCTCGCTAGGTTCACGAACAAGAACAGGCCATTTAAATGTTTTGTTCTTTTTTCTCACAAAAGTCATAAAGTGTAGAAATAAATATACTTCTACACTTTAGCTCAAGAGTCAATATTTAGTAACTATTTATGTGTAGACAATCGATATCTCGTCATTTGCTGCTGATGGTACAAGTGTATATGGTATGTCTAACATTTGTATTCCATCCATTTCTGAATAAGCAACATCTCCAATATCAGCTTTAGTTGATGTTACTGTGACTTTATTTCCAGCAGTAGTCCCATGCAAGAAAGTAAGATTACCAGTAGTTTCTGCAATTGCAGCAGCAAAGTAATCCTTTGTACCAAGCGCCATTGCCTCTATTTGAACTGTACCTGAGATGCCTCTATTTGTTATTAAGGTTTCTTTTGTTCCTCCAACAAGCTCACGATAAACTAATTCGTTACCTATATCTAAAGATATGCTTTGTAAAGCAGCACTATGAGATAAAAGCTCAAAACCACTAGTATTACCATTTTTGAATATTAATGGTGTTGCCTGATTACCATAAGTAACTGTAGGTAATGCTGTATCAGTTGGAGCATTGTATATACCAGTAAAATTAAAATCTATTGTAGGAATTTCGCCAACAGATCCGTTAATTGTAAAACTTCCACGACAACCAGTAACAATATGTCTAACACCATCTGTGTTGTAGTGTATTGTTACTGACGAAAAACTACTCGATACTGGAGCATAGGTAACAGATGTATTAGAAGCTATTGTTTCTGAAAAGCCACAGGCTTTAAGAGCATCTCCGTACCTAGGCGCTGTTCCAGCCGTTCCAGAACCAGCAAGTTCAACGCTGAAAGTAACCTCAACTCTTGTATTTGCAAGAAGCTGTTGAAAAGCACCTAAAAATGGTCTTACAACATCTCTACTTACAACATCACTTGTTTGTGGTGTGATTGTTAAATCTCTCACAAGAACAACTGTTGAAGCAGCCATGCTTGGGTCAGTTCCATATGAACTTTCTGATTCAATCAGAATTACTCTTTTCCTTGTCAGTTGTGCCATCTTTAGTTACCTCAATAGGGGGTTCAGCTTGTGAAGTTTGTTGTACTAGCTTTGCTTTGCCAGTTTTAGGGTTCAGAATGTAAGTTCCACCCTCGTTTGGAATTTCATACTTCATAATAAACAATCAGGGTTGATAGGCTTGAGGATACAACAAAATTATGTAGTCAAACTATTATATAAAGTTCGATATTCAATATCAAACTCACAAGAAATAATCCCTGCTGGTTCATCTGCTTCTAAAACCTCAAACGATGTTGTGGATGGTCTTATATCAATAGTAAGGCCGCCTACAGTAGGATCTGTGAGTATTTTCGTATGTAAACTTTCAATTGTAGGATCTGCGACATTATCTGGTACTGCACCTCTAACAATTACAGAAATACGAATTCTAAACTCCCATGTTATTGAGTTGTTAAAACTAGTTGTATCCTGTGGAGTATCACTTATTGGCTCAAGAACAATCGCTGGCGTTTCTGCCTTACTAAATGCTTCTGGTCTGGATCTATAAATCCTAGAGCCAACACCAGTAGTATTTGCAAGGTTTGTTTTCAAAGCGGCTAAAATTTGTTCTCTTTTTGTAGCCATGTTATACCTTCATTAGAAAGACAACACACAATGTGCCATCGTCAATTTTTTTTACATTACGAACTTTATAATTAACAGAATTTACTGTTACTGTTGCATCGAAAACTAAAGAGCCTAAATCACTTGTTCTTGCCGTGAGTTGATAATCTGTTGTTACTACAAGACCATCGGCAATCATCTCATCAGGTTGATCTAATATACCTTCATAGGTTGTAGAGTTATAAACAACAGTATCTTTAAAATCAGCAAAAAAAGTGTCTATGTCCTCAGTAAAAGCCATAATTAAAAGCCCTCACTAAGAGGGCTATATTTTTATCCGTACTTTTTAAGACCAACTAAGTTGATGCTAAAAGTAAATGTTGGTGATGAACCACCGATTGTTTGAACAATCTTAATGTAACGCTTGCACTCATCTTTATTGATTGCAAGTGTTTGCATTGATGCAGATCCTGTTACCTGAGTGAAAGTAGCACCAGATAAATCT